TCAATCAAAAAATAGGCCGCTGCGATGCAGCAGGCCCAGAATATGACTCTATCCATGGCGGCAGCGCTCATGATTGCCCCTTTGCTTTGACTGAGGATATGAACTTAGGCAGTTCACTATCCAGGAGCGTATGGATGAAGTGCCTATCAGAAAAGAAGTGCTGTTCTTGGTGGGCAGAAATGGAGTAATTACTCCAACGATAGGTCATTGGAGTGCCATTCACGTTGTAGCGCTGACCGACTACAAGCCCCGGCGTATGTTTTTCATTGCTCATGATATTTATTTTCAAATCCGCTCAAATCCGTTGTCGAATTCGAACATAAACGCTATTACAGCTAGCGCATCGCGGATAGATTCGCGCCACTGAGTCGCGGAAATTCCCCAGTTTTCGAAATCTGTTTTTTCAGCGCGGCGTGTTTTTAGAGCATCAATGAGACCACGGGCGGAATTGGCGTCATAACATGCCGCTGCAAAACCCGTTAGATTGTTATTGGCAGGGGTTACGCCTGCACGGATGATCGCGTAGTATTCTGTTTTGGTAATGTTCATTTTCTCCACCCCTCATTAGTCCGGCAATATCGCCGCCCATGCACTCAGAAAGCGCATGAGCTGAGATACTATGGGACGTTTTTCAGCACCCTGTTACACGCCTGCCGCAGTGCGCGAGCCTGGCAATCAAGCCAAGTTTCTTGGCCGCTTGGTGGCAATTCGCCGCCTCGCTTGCGCTTTAACTCTGACGGCGTACACAGGCGCTCTGCGATGTCAGCATCATAAATCAGGGAGCATCCGCCGTAACTGTACTCGCGCCAGTCAGCCGCGCCGTTTAGCATGTTTCCCTTGGTTGCCTCGAGGCGGTTTTCTACCAGGCGCTCGCACAGCTCGTGCGCATACAAATCTACACCATTAGACCATGCTGATTTTTTCATGCTCATTCCCCCATCAAGTTAAGCCCACCACTCAGGCCATAACCTACAACAGCAGCAACCGTGCCAACACCCAAACAAAACACAGCAAACACGCGCAAACCATTGCAGCACAAAGGAAAAGATTATTTCAAGGAAAGAAACACAGGCAGGCACACTACTTGCCCAAGTGACAATCTACGTCACCGTAACCTTACAGCAACCTTACAACATCACCCAAACCCAGTAGCCACAAGGCACAGCAAGAAACTGACACAATTAGGCACCAAGTGACCATTTTCGTCACACATTCCACCGCCAGATAAACAACTCAATTCTGTAAGGTTAGCGTAAGTATTCTGTAAGGTTCATGTAAGCTTCAATGACCATTTCACAATGTGAAACAACTGGCTGTAAGCATTTCAAGATGCGATATAGAGTGGGAGGAAGCAGTGATTATCGGGGATATACGTCCGCATTCCCCACTCTCGCAACGGTTTCCGCCATTTCACCCCATCCATTCCCCACTTACCCACATGATTATTTGCATTCCTGCTACCTGTTCCCCACGTCAGCCATCATTCGCGTGGCTATCATGCCGCTCATGGTGCGTTAGTGTGCGCTTACTATTGTGCAATCCCTTGGTGTCACTACGTCTGTGTGTGAGTGCTCACTATCAATGCACAGGATATCCACAGGCATGGCGGTATGTTAGTGCTTACTCTCGGCATATCGTCGGATTAGAGGGGGGGGGTACGACCCACTAAGGGCTTCTGCCTAGTGTGTGTGTATATACCAACTTCCGTAAATTTCACAATTTTGGCTTCCGTAAATCGCTCAATTTCCGCTTTGTTTCACGCAACGTTTCACGTTTCCTACTGACTGCTTTTCTCTGGTGCTGAATGCGTAATTAAAGTGACGTTTTATGGTACTCTGGATGGACACCTTCTAAGATATATACACGAGATACCCTGTTTTTGGCTTGTAAGTCTTGTGCTGCAAGGGATTTGGTGATTTAGGGGGTGTAACGCTAGAGTGACAAAACTGTAACCCTAGAGTGACAGGGTGTAACCCTAGAGTGACACCTATGATTGGAGGTTGAATGAAGTACAAGAATGAGATGGTTAATCGTGAAAGCGGTGAGATTCGGCCTGTTCATGTGATGGTTAAGCGTCGGGTGGATTGGGCGTTTGTCCAGTTGCGTCAGGAATCTTCCTTGTTATTGAGCTTGAATGGCCGGATGACCTTTGGTTCGTTTAAGGTGCTTCACTGGTTGATGGGGTCGGTTAATCATGAGTGCTCGGTTAAGGCTACGCAGAGCCAGATTGGGATTGGTACTGGATTAAGCCGTCAGGCGGTTAATCGGGCTATCAAGGTTCTGGTAGAGGAAAAGTTTGTTATTCTGACTGCTGACGGGTTCTCTTTGAATAAGGATTTCATTCGGAGGGGCGCAAAATGAATACCGTCAAAGTCAGCTCTGCCTTTATGCTTCGCCTTGGCCAGTCAAAAATAAAGCCCTCTGCCTGTCGTGTTTTCTACTATCTGCTCGGAAAGATGGACGATGAACGGGTTGTTCCAATGTCCCAGGCCGGTATGGTCGCCGATCTTGGATATTCCAGAGCGATGATTGGATTGGCTCTAAAAGAGCTTTACGAGCTTGGCATCGTGTCAAAATCAAGAGGGAAATACGTTATCAGCGGGAATTACATAGAAATCGACGTTTAATAGCTTTTTTGTCTGTCTATTGCAATCCTGATAACTTTAAGCTATAACTACGCGAAAGGAGATAAGCGATGTCAGCACCCAAGGGAAATACGAATCGCCGGAATGGCTTATTGCTGAAAAACGCCTTGAATAAGGCTTTGTCTCGCCATCAGGCGCACAAGAATGGTCGCCCTGCTTCCCGGTCTGATGCTCAGAAAGCATTGGAGGACATCATGTATGCGGTGGTTTGTAAGGCTGCTGATGGTGATCAATGGGCGGTGGATACCTTGCTTGATCGTGCTTTTGGGAAGCCTAAGCAAGAGATCGAACAACTGGGCGCGGCTCCGGTGACTGGTATTGAGATGAAGTTCATTATGCCGGAACAGCTAGCACAAGCCCCTGAAAAACTGATTGGCGAGGTCATCGATATGCCAACAGTCGAGACTAAGTTTATCTCGTGAAACTTGAATCAAGTCTGGGGATAGCATTTCAGCCCCTACAGAAGCCAGCCCGCTATAAAGGGGCACACGGAGGACGTAGCTCAGGAAAATCGCATGCGTTTGCTGAAATGCTTGTGCTTAGATGTTTCAAAATCCCCGGTTTGCGCTGGATGTGTGTTCGTGAAGTCCAACAATCTTTGAATGAATCCGTAAAGCGCCTCATCGAAGAAAAGATAGACTCTATGGGCGTCGGTGCTTACTTTGAAATCCAGCACGATAGAATCGTTACCCCAGGCAAAGGGGTGATTGTTTTTGTAGGGATGCAGAACCACACGGCTAGCTCGATCAAGTCTTATCAGGGGTTTGATGGGGCATGGGTTGAAGAGGCCCAAACATTGAGCATGATTAGCCTGAGAATGCTAACCCCGACGATTCGTAAAGATTATAAGGACGGTACGACCTCTGAAATATGGTTTAGCTGGAATCCACATAGTCCGGATGACCCTGTAGATCAATTCTTGAGGGGCGATCCGCCAGGCGATTCAGTTGTCGTCTGTGTCAATTATTGGGACAACCCAAAACTTCCTAAAAGCTCAATGATCGAGATTGAAAACTCGAAGAAACGATCAACAGCAGAATACCTACACGACTGGTGCGGGGAATACTACACACTTTCCGATGCAATGGTTTTCAAGAATTGGAAGGTTGAAGAATTTGAGGTTCCCGATACTGCGATGATCCGGCAGGGAGCAGACTGGGGCTATTCGGTTGATCCGTCCGTTTTGGTTCAGTGTTACATCGTTGGGAAAACGCTTTACGTTCCATATGAAGCGTATCAAGTCGGATGTGAGATTAACTTTCTGCCTGAGCTTTTTAGAACCGTTCCAGATGCTAATCGCTGGCCGATCACTGCCGACTCCTCAAGCCCTGACAAAATAAGCTATCTGCGAAACCATGGTTTCCCGCATATCTACCCAGCCGTCAAAGGTAAAAGGTCTGTAGAAGAAGGGATTGAGTTTCTGCGAAGTTTCGACATTGTCGTTCATCCTCGGTGCAAAAGCACAATCGAGGAATTGAGAAAATACTGCTACAAGGTTGATCCATTGACCCAAGCAGTTATTCCGGTTCTTGAGGACAAAAATAACCACGTGATCGACTCATTGCGATATGCGCTTGAGGGCGCTAGAGTCGCGCAGAACTCTTCTAATCGGCAACCAGCCACCATCCTACCGATGGAAAACTATTTCAGAAAGTCAGCTTAAATGGCTAATACAACCAAATCAGAAAAATGGGCAGAGATTCACGAGCGAGCCATTACCCGGTTCAATCGCTGCTATTCCTCGCAGAAGGAAGTCCGAGACCAGTGTATGCAGGACAGGCGTTTCGTCTATGTCCCCGGCTCCATGTGGGAGGGTCAGTGGGGGGATCAATATCAAGACCGCCCCCGCTTTGAGGTCAATAAGTGTCATCACTCCGTCCAAAAGATCATTGGCGAGTACAAGAACAACCGAATAACCGTAAAATTCCGTCCCGCCTCGAAGGGGAGCAAGAAAACCGCTGAGACATTGGATGGGCTCTATCGCGCAGATGAGCAGTATTCCAATGCAAATGAAGCCTACGACAACGCCTTCGATGAAGCCGTTTCTGGAGGTTTTGGAGCGTGGAGATACGTCGCTAAGTATGAAGATGACGAGGACGAGGAGAGCGAAAAGCAACGGATCTGTATTGAGCCTATCTTTGATGCTGACCAGTCTGTTTTCTTTGATATTGACGCCAAGAGACAAGACAAGAAAGACGCTAATTACTGTTTCGTCATCGCCAGCTTCGAGCGTGAATCATATATAGAGGAATACGGCGAGGTTGCATCATTTGATAAGTCAGATCACTTCACCCTGTTTGACTGGTTTTCTCCTGATATTGTTTATGTTGCCGAATACTTCGAGATTGAGAAAGTAAGTAAATCAGTTTCTATTTATCTTCTGCCTGAGACTCAAGAGGAAGAGCGGGTCGATGACGACGACGAGGAAAGAATCGCTGAACTAGAAACAATGGGCTTCATCCTCGCTCGGAAAAAGAAGATCACCAACAAGGTTATCCATAAGTACATTCTTGACGGCGAAAGAGTCCTAGAAGACTGTGGAAGAATCGCCGGGAAGAATATCCCTATCGTCCCTGTTTATGGGAAGCGTGCGTTTGTCTCCAATGTAGAGCGAATCCAAGGTCATGTCCGACTGACCACAGACGTGATGCGCGTCTATAACATGCTCATCAGCCTGCTGGGTGAGATCGCTATCGCCTCGCCAATTGAGAGGCCCATTTTCACCGACTCCCAGATTCGCGGGAAAGAAGCGTTTTGGGCGCAAGATAATCTTAAGCGCTACCCGTATCAGTTGGTAAATGATGTTCTCGATCCTGCGACTGGGCAACAAATCCCGATGGGGCCGCTAGCCTATACAAAGCCACCTACAATCCCGCAAGCCATTATTGGCTTGATGGAGTTGTGCAACGCGGATATGAAGGAGCTTTTAGGTTCCCAAGAGAACGGCGAAAAGATGATCGCAAATGTCTCCGCTCGCGCAGTTGAGCTTGTCCAGAACCAGTTAGCCATGCAAACATTCATCTACACGGACAGCATGGCGAAATCCATGCGCCGGGGTGGGGAAATCTGGAAAGATATGGCAATCGAGCTTAACGACAGTGACGAGGACGAATACACCATTATCAAGGAAGATGGCCAAGTCGGAAGCGTAAAACTCTATCAACCCACCATGAAAGATGGTGTAGCTAAACTAGAGAACGATCTGGAAGACGGCAAATATGAGGTCGTTTCTGACGTTGGGCCTTCCTATATGACCCGACGCGATAACACCGTCCGTGCTTTGACTGGCGTTCTCCAGTACTTCCAAAACCCTCAAGAGCAGTCTGTGATCGCTGCAACGATTGTAGAAAACTTGGATGGTGACGGAATTGATGGGCTTCAGCGGTGGGCGCGAACAACCCTGCTTAACTCGGGCGCCGCGATCCCTACCGATGAAGAAACTCAGGAAATGCAGGCCGCCGCCCAGAACAAGCAACCTGATCCTAATGCTCTGTACCTGATGGCCGAGGCGGATAAGTCTCGCGCCCTTGCAGTGAAGGCTGAGGCCGACACCATGAAGGCGCTGGCCGATTCTGAACAGACACAAGCCGAAACAGCCAAGATTTTGACCGAAACAGACTCCGCAAAACTGGATAACATACTGCGAATCATGGAACAACTTCAACAAGCTTCCGCCTCGCAAATGGCTCCACAACCGACGGAGCAGGAAGCCCCCCCCCAAGAAGGGCCGATGGTTTAATAACTTTTATATATAACGCTTGACATATTTATAGTTTTTGCCTATAACGGGCAATATGGGTTCCGCCACCCAATAATGGCGAGTTAGGAGTCCTTAAATGGCCGAAGCAGCATTGAACGATAACGATCAGGAGAACGAAGATGGCTTGCAAGAAAATGAAGGGCAAGAGGCCGAAGAAGTAGATTCGCTGATCGGTATTGATGAGGAAGAAGCCGAAGATGAAGTAGAGGAAGAAGGCGAATCAGAAGAAGGTGAGCCGGTAAAGAAGAACCCAGTACGTGAGCAGCGAATTGCCCTTAGAGAAAAGAATAAGGAACTACGCGCCAAGGAACGGGAGATTCAAGAATTACGCAAGAAGCTCGAAGGCGACAAGAAGTCCGAGGAAATTGATGATCTTCCACCAAAACCGATATTGAAGGACTTTGAGTGGGTAGAGGAAGATCATCAGAAAGCCCTCGATGAGTGGGTTGAAAAGAAGATTGCCTTTGAAAAGAAGCAAGAGAAAAAGAAGCAACAGGAAGATGTAGAAAAGGCCGAAGTAGAAAAGATTTTTGAGAACTACAAGAATTCAATCAAGGCGCTAAATCACCCTGATTATGACCAGTATCAAGCAGAAGTTTCAGATGTATTGAGCAGGAAACAGCAGGACGCAATCTTAGGCGGGTGTAATAATCCAGCTTTGATTGTGGCGACGCTGGCTAAAAACCCGAAACGGTTGGAGGCCATTAAGAATCTTGGGGATACGACAAAGTTTGCTATTGCTCTCGGGCATCTTGAAAAGGAAATTGGAATGATGAAACGCTCCACGACTAAAGCTCCACCTGAAAAACAAATTAGTGGCGGTGGTGGTAGTGGCGGCGGCGGTAGTGGTTTGAAAGCAAAACTTGCCCAGCTCCGAGATAATGCGGACAAGACTGGCAAGCGGGATGAAGTAATCCGGTTCTTGAAGCAACACCCGGAACTTCGCTAACTCCCAGGAATCCGGCCTCCGTATGGCCGGAAGGCAACCAGCCTCCTTTATGGCTGTGACATGATCGGAACCACCCCCGGTAGTGGTGAGAAAGGAAAATTTCACTAACCAAATCTACAAGGAGTAGATCATGTCTAACAATTTCAGTAAAGAAATCCGAGTCGCATTCGATGAAATGATGGCCGGTTTCGATGACGAACTCACCGCATCGAAGAATGTCAATGTCTATAAAACCGACCAAACCATGATGGCGCGTACTAACGACGTTATTTGGTCGCCTGCTCCATACATCATGCAATCGTTTGATGGTATGGATCAGACTGGTAATTTCCCAGACGCAACTCAATTGGTTGTTCCTTCCACCATCGGTTTCGAGAAGTCCTCGAACTGGAAGATGGATGCTCGGGAACTCCGTGATGCCATGCAAGAAGGTCGTTTGTTCAAGTCGGCAAAACAAAAGCTGGCTTCCGACATTAACATCGCCACTTTGAATGCTTTGAGTCAAGGCACTCTGACCGTTAAGCGTACCGCTGCTGCGACTGGTTTTGACGATGTTGCCCAGTGCGACACCCTGATGAACCAAACTGGCGTTGTTTCGGCTGATCGCTATCTGGGTCTGTCGAGTGCCAGCTATAACAACATGGCGAATAACCTGCAAGCCGCTTCCCGTTCTTTTGGTAATAAAAAGTCGGATGGCGCATTTGAAAAGGGTTATGTCGGTGAAGTGGCTAGCTTCGATACTTACAAGTTCGGCTACGTGAATCGCATCGCCGCTGCTGCTGGTTCCGGTATCACCATGAGCACCTTGGATGCTGCCGCTCAGTATTACACCCCGGCTGCTACCCGCGTTGCTTCGACTGGTGAGTTCTCGAACGTCGATAATCGTTATCAAACCATCACTGTTTCGAGTACGACTGGTGTGGTTGCTAACGACCGTTTCACTGTCGCTAACGTGTTTAACGTCCATCAGATCACCAAGCAAGATCAAGGCGCTCTCAAGACGTTCCGCGTTGTGTCGGTTGATTCTTCGACCACGATGACCATCAGCCCGCCGATGATTACCAATCAAGTAACTAACGCCGCTTCTGCTCAATATCAGAACTGTACTGTGACTTCCAAGTCCGGGACAGCTGCGCTGGTTTGGCTGAACACTGTTGCTGCTGATATCAATCCATTCTGGCATAAGGATGCAATCCGCTTGCTGCCGGGTCGCTACGCTGCTCCTAGTGGTGCTGGTGCTGATGTTATGACCGCCACGACAGATCAAGGTCTTGAGGTTGTATTCCAGCGTCAGTACGACATTCAGACGATGAAAGAGTTTTTCCGCGTCGATGTGTTGTTCGGTACTGCAAACGTAGCCCCTGAAATGAGCGGGATCATCCTGTTTAGCCAATCGTAATTCACGGGGCGGCTTCGGTCGCCCCAATTAAATTTAAGGAGTAAAAAATGTCCTCGACTATTGTTTATCCAAACGGCAGCAAGTCTGTCACTGTTGGCGCAGCAGAAAGCATTGCAGTCTATTCAAAGAGTGCATGTCAAGTGATGCGTTCTCTCGGTTATCCTAACGTTCCAGCCCAAGTTTCCCTGTTGGGTACTGTGACCGACGGCCAAACCGTTTTTGGCCCATATACCAGCGGCGCGACAATCATCATCAATCCGGGCGCTTCGCCTGCGTTGTATGAAGTTGGCCTGTCGCCTTCTGTTGTTGAAGTAACTAGCCGTCTGGTTGTTGGCAGCGCACCTAATGCGCTGAATGCAACTGGTACGCTGACCGCAGCAATGCTGCTTGGCAACATTGTCACTTCCACCACTGGCGCTGCTGTCGCTGCTACGCTGGATACTGGCACTGTAATGGATACCGCTGCTGACTTGGCAATTGGCGACACCATCTCGTGGTCTGTCATCAACACTGGCGGCAATACCTTCACTGTGACGGCTTCTACAGGCCATACGATTGTTGGTGTTGCTGCGGTTGTTACTGTGACTAGCGCCCGGTTTGAAACCCGCAAGACTGCTGCTGCAACCTATGTGACTTATCGAGTCGCATAAGCATGGAGCAAATGAAAACAATGAACGAGATAGAGGAAATTGTCTATCGAGGTTATGGCCTCCACCAAAGGAACGGTGGAGGGTTTTCTACGTTTGGCGTAAAGACTAAAGAAGCATACGAAGAAGCACTGAAGGATGGATGGTTTAAGACCCTTCCAGAAGCAATTGAAGCACACGATAAAAAATCACATGCTCAGATCAAAGAGAATCCAGTAGCTGTCAAAGCTGACGAGGATGCGGTTTTTGAGCCGGTGGTAGAAGTTTCAGCGCGTGAAGCACTTGAGGCGAAAGCCTCCGGTCTTGGCATAAGGTTTCACCCAAATATTTCCGATGAAAAGCTACGCCTCAGGATTGAAGGCGCAAAAGGAATCATATCATGACAGTTCAAGCCCCATATACCCCGCGCTACGGTTCAGGAAAACAACTAACCGCTACTGCATCTAGCCAGAATGCGACGATTGATGCTCAATTTCTAAATCAACAGGTCGCCATTGAGAACACAGGTTCTGGGACTGTTTATGTTAAAACATTTAATATAGCTGATTCTGCATCGGCAACAGCCAGCGCGATTGACTTCCCGGTTTCGCCCGGGGATCGCTGTGTTCTATCTAAATCGCAAACACACGATACGCTGGCCTATTACTCAGAATCTGGATCAACTCTACAAGTAACGGCTGGAGATGGTTGGAGTCCTTATGTTTCGTCTAGCGCAATCGGAGAAGGTGGCGCTCCGTTGGGTAGTCAGACAACCCTTCCAACAGAAGAAGATCCATTTACTGTTATTGCAAACGCTCCGCAAAAGACTTTCCGCTGTGGCTTCGAGGCAGCGGTTGCGTCTGGCTTGGACACGTCGTTCTTTAGTGCGGTGAATGTGGGCTCTGGAATGTCGGCATCGCAGGCAGGCGGTTCCGCATTTCTGATTAGTGGAACCACGACCTATGCGGAGTCGATCTACCGCTCTACGACCGCCTATAGCGCGAACATGTCTTTCCGCTATTCGACTCAACTATCTCAACGCATTGCGAATCAAGAGTTCTACGTTGAACTGGTTGATGTGATTGGCGATGGTTTGGCCTATACGATTAATAGTGCGGTCTCTGTCACTGTAACTATTCCAAACAATACATTCACTGCGGCCAATGTTGGGCAGTCTATGTATATCGGGGCGATGACCGTTGCTTCCTGCCCAACAGGCCGCTGGCCGATTGCTTCGGTGTCTGGCAATGCAGTTACATTCACCGTTGCCGGCTTCCCAGCCTCTGGGTCTGGTACGTGTTCGCTCTTTGGCCGAAATTTCCACCATGTTCTATATGACGGAACTACCGCGACAAATGCTAAATACGACGCATGCCGTGGTGGTTATTCGTCCGGGGATACGACTGCCGGGATCAATACATCGGCCTCTCCTGGCCATGTTGCGACGATTGCTATCCGTGATGCAACTTCAAATTTCCTTGATCAGTTAAGCGCATCGAGTGTGAATATTGAGAATGTATTGAGGGCTAGCCGAGTCCGCAATGTACCGGAAGACCATGCCTCGTTATATATCCAGATTCGGATGGTTAATGGATCAGTGGCACCAGCCAGTACAACTACATGGACGCTTGGATTTATTGAGATTGAAAACTTCATCCCTCAGCAGGTGTCGATTGTTGGCGTTGCTCCTCAGGGTTTGAGTGGGATGGTTCCGGTAACTATTGGGAATACACCCCCAATCCAAGGTGGTGCCGCTCATTCTGCCGCAATATCTGGCAATCCTGTTCGTGTGGCTGGAGCTGTTAAAACAGCAGTTGATACGACGCTGGTTGCCAATGACGTCTCAGACTTCTTCATGACGACTGGCGGGGCCAATGTCGTCAAGCTGAATTCAATTCCAGAAGCCGATTGGCAATATGCTGCGGCTGCGTCGGGCATTCTGAATACAACCACTGCTGTCACGATCAAGGCTGCTGCTGGTGCGGGTATTCGTAACTACATCACAAGCATCGACCTCATGGCCGAGGCGCTGACCAATGCTACAGAAATCGCTGTCCGTGATGGTGCAGCGGGTACTGTGATCTGGCGTACCAAGATTGGGACGGGTGGCTTAACGGCTGGTCGCCATATTGATTTTCAGAATCCATTGAAGGGCACGGCGAATACCTTGCTTGAAGTGGTGACGCTCACCGCTTCTGGTGCAGGTGCTGTGTATATAAACGCACAAGGCTACACCGCACCGTAATGATTACGAAAAGAGAACTGATTAGTCAGGCTTATGGCGAGATTGGATACTCATCCTATACGTTTGATTTGCTACCTGAGCAAATTCAGGCCGCGCTGAAAAAACTTCAGCAGATGGCTGCCGAGTGGGATGGGGTCGGTATTCGTATTGGGTATGATTTTGATGCTGGCCTGAATGATGACTCAGGCCTGCCGGATCATTCTCACTATGCATATGCGGCCAATCTCAGCCTTAGGATTGCTCCATCAGTAGGTAAGCGTGCGCCACCAGAGTTGATGTCAATGTCGAATAAGGCTTATCTTGCGCTGCTGACTACGGTACAGGACATTCCTCTTTATCAGCTTCCGAACACGATGCCATTGGGTCGCGGGAATAGGAGTTCTACTAGATCAATTCAGTATTTCGTTCCTGATGAGTACATTGCTACTGGCGTTGATGGGGCGTTGGACGTATAAGCATGGGCACGCCAATTCTGCAACTTGAATCTGAGACGATATCCCCGGATGACTATATTCCATTCGGCGATGTTTCATCTAATCAGCCTAGAAAATGCTTGGTCTCTGATCTTTACAATCTAGTTAGTCCGTTGCCGATGAGGGTTCAAGCGGTTCCTTTGGCGAATAAATCATCATCGTTTTCTTTGACTTGCCTAAATACTCAGCGGGATTTGTGGATATGCTTTGATGGCATGACCGCGCCGCAGAACACAGATTTCATTGTAAATCTAACTTTGCCACCATCGCCGGTGAATGATCAGAGAATTAGATTCTCTCTATTCACTGATAATACGGGTATTTGGGTTACTTCCGTTGATTTTTACGGTGACTTCCTTGAGGTTATGGGGGCGTTCGATAACTCGCGATATCATAACCGTATCCAGTTCGGCGCTAGTCCTTCAGGAGTAATTTACTACAATTCTACACTAGCCGTCTGGATACAAGAGTCTGGCTTTTCCCGTGGCGAGAGTTACGAGGAATGACTGCATGAGCACATCAATCTTTGACTTATCTAGTGCATTACCAGAGTTGGATGACTATATTCCATTCGGCGATGTTTCATCGGGGCAGCCGAGTAAATGTACTATTGGGGAAGTCATCGAGACCGGGCAAAGGGAGGAAGTTCTTGTAACCCTTTCTCAAGGGGTGTTGGAAATTGATATTCAATGCCCAGAGACCACTCAAGATATTTTGATACTGTTCGACGCTAGTAACGTCGATCCTGATATTGATGATGATTTTGACGTGAATTTAACACTTCCACAAAGCGCAAGAGATCAGCAAAAAATAACGTTTTCGCTTTACGCATCATATTTTCAAAACGTAGATCTTAGTGATTTGGAGGTGGAAATATACTTCCCAGAATATACGACTGACTGGGTATTCGGAACTACGGTAGAAATAGATACAAGGAATGATGTGACATGTACAATTATGTACAATGTGGATACCGGTAAATGGATGAAATTCTCTTTCTGTTGATATTGGCATAATGAAAACAATATTCCAACTTGATTCTGCGACACCTGCGCTGACAGACTATATTCCTTTCGGGAATGTAGCAGAGCAGACGCCGAACAAGGATTATGTTAGCGGCCTTATAGATTCTTCTGCGCCGATTGCGAAGCAGATAGTTGAAATATCGACCTCTGGTGAGGAGCCAGTCGAAGGCTGGGATCCTGTTGAGGTTGTTTGTACAGACACTACCCAAGACTTGTGGGTTCGTTTTGTTGATGGCACTTACGATACTTATATCGGCCTTGTTACGGTAATTCTGACACTCCCGCCAACCCCAATAGATCAGCAACGAGTTTTATTCTCGATATCAGCGGATTCCGATTACGGCATTGTGGCCGTCCAGTTTTTTGGTGACTTTGTTAATGTTCGCGGTTCTCTTGATGGGGAATGGAATTGTCTGTACGAATCCGGCTTCGCAGGGTCGATAATCTACAGTTCTGAACTATCTAACTGGGTTATTGATTATGGTTTTACTACTATATAGCGATGCAAATTCCTATCCTATCCGGTATCTACACAGACACCTCGCCAGAATACCGATCTTCCTATCCTCGGAACCTTATGCCAATTGGGTTGCAGAACGGGATAGATCGCTCTTACCTTAAAACAATGAAGGGCGCTGCTCAATTTGCTGAAAGCGGTGATGTTGCTGGAGATCGTGGCGGCATTGTTTGGGACGGGACGCATTACCGCGTGATTGGTGACTCGCTATGTTCCGTATCTAATGCTGGGGATATTGAGGTTCTAGGTGTTGTTGATACCGACGGGAAGAAAGTAACCCTTGATTATTCGTTTGACCGTTTAGCCATCAGATCAGGGAAGGCGCTGTTCTATTGGCATGAAGATGCGCTTACACAGGTGACGGATATTGACCTATTCGACGTAATCGACTTTGTGTTCCTTGGTGGGTATTTTGTTACGACTGACGGCGAAAGCCTTGTCGTTACTGAGCTTGGGGACCCCGAACAAGTAGATCCGATAAAGTACGGTTCGAGTGAATTTGACCCTGATCCGATTGTTGGACTAATCCGCTTGTCAGGCCAGATTTATGCACTGAATCGTTATTCAATCGAAGCGTTCGTCAATGTTGGTGGTAGCGGTTTCCCGTTCGCACGGATTGACGGCGCAACAATTTCCAAGGGGTTAGTTGGGACGCAAGCCAAGTGTTCCATTGCCGATACGTTCTTCTTTGTTGGAGGCGGTCGCGGTGAAGAAATTGGACTGTATGTTGCTGGCAATGGCCGTGCGGATAAGGTATCCACAACAGAGATAGACAAAATACTTAATGATCTCCAAGTAACTGATCAGGAGAAAATAGAATTAGAGGCGAGGGTCGCGGATGGGGTTGAGTTAGTTTATATCCATACCCCTGTTGGGACTTATTGCTACAGCATTACTGGGACGTTGCAGCTTCAGCAGCCCGTGTGGTTTTCTCTGCATTCGTCTGACGAGGCGACCGGTGCGTATAACCTTCGCAACTGGGTTTTGGCTAACGGTGAATGGATATGCGGGGATATTTCTGGCGATGGTCTTGGCATAGAGGTAGATGATCCCGCCCATTTTGGTGAATATGTTGGGTGGGAGTTCAGCACTTCGCTGCTTTACAACCAAGGGAACGGGGCGCAAGTTCATGAGCTGGAGTTGGTTGGCTTGCCGGGTTCTTCCCCATTGGGGGCTGTAGAGCCGACCATATATCACACATACTCTAATGATGGGAAAAGCTGGAGTAATCCGCGCCCAGCAAAAGCTGGCGTTCGTGGAGACTATCAGAAGCGGATTATATGGATAATGAATGGATCCATGAGGAATTTTAGAAGTTTTAAGTTTAAATGTGTATCTGATACAGCTTTCTCTTTCTCGTCGCTTCAGGCAAGAATTGAGGCATTAAATGTCTAGCATAACAAAGCAGACCCGAGAAATGCTCGCCAAGATGGCGGGCAATAATATGCAGCTTATTCGCTGGCTAGAGAGTATTGGTGATGTTTCGGCCAGTATACCCGGAGATATTGCCGCACTAGAAGCCCAGATCGCAGAGATCGGGATTGATATCCTACAGATCGAAGCGTCACTTGATGATATTGAGGAACAAGTTTCAACCCTAGAACAGCAGGTCGTAATAATGCAGGCAGAGATAGACGCGCTTGCTGTTGTTGAATGTGGTGATGCAACTATTGATTTTGGTTCCTTCCCGGGTTCTAACGAGGCAAGCGTAGCTATTGTTGATCCGACTGCCGCATCTGGATGGCGGGTTAAGGCATACATCATGGGCGGCGATACGACGGCAGATCATACGGCGGTGGATCATAGATACGTTGGGCTGTTCTTGACGCTTACCGTTTCTGTTACTCCGAGCGTTGGGATGACGATATACGCCACAAGCCCTCATGCGCTTGAGGGTACTTTTAAAGTCAGATATGAGAGAGTAAATTAAATGGCGCTACCAATTGTAATTGAAGGGCTGACAGGGATAAAGGCTGACGTTAATGATGATAACGAAACCCTTGTCGCCCTAACGCAGAACGAAGATAACGCTGGATTTGCGTTGCTTGCTTGCAAGATGGGTAGCGAATCAGATGAGGGTGGCGTTTATGTCGAAAGGCTAAGAGCTTCTGATTTTGGTCGGTTAGCTGTTGGTATGGATCAATTCGCATGGAACCATTCCTTTCCGGGGTCGGCACTGAATACGGGCCTATGGGCGTCGCCTACAACCACCATGACTATTACAGTATCTGGCGGGTTTTGTGCCTTGAATGCTGGTGCTTCTGTTGCTAATGGTGCTGTAGCACGGGTAACTTCTTACCCCATGTTCCCGGCATTTAAGACGTTTGCTGATGGCGTGCAAATGGACGTGCAATTTTCACAACTCCCGGTCGCTAATAATGTCTGCGAGTGGGGCTGGGTAATATCTACAGGAACTACAGCGCCAACGGACGGCATCTTTTTCCGCCTGAATGCGTCAGGCGAGTTCCGCTGTGTTGTAAATACAAATGGATCTGAGGCAACAAGTGCTGCACTCCCTTTCTCTACGCTTGTTGGGGTGAATACGACAAAGCAGTTTTATTTCACGATTTCAGATTCTGAAATTGACTTCTATATAAATGATGAGCATGTTGCGGGGATTGATCGTCCTGCGGCTGTTGGCACGATGACCGGATCTCAGCAGTGTCCGATGTCATTCCGTAACTACAACACTGGAGTGACTTCTTCCGCCCAGATCATGCGCGTGGGTTATGTGAATGTGTCTTATGGCGATATGTCGTCTAATAAGTTTTGGCATTACTCACAATCTGGGAATGGGGCGAACTCTGCTCAAGGTCAAAGTGGCGCAACGCTTGGGACTACGGCTATTTTTAGCAATGGTGCTACGCCTACTGCTGCCGTGCCTACGAACACGACTGCGGCACTTGCCACGGGCCTTGGTGGCATATTCCTTGAGACCGATACCTTGGCCGTGGGGACTGATGGCATTGTCATGTCGTATCAGGTTCCGGCTGGAACTGCATCGCTTCCGGGTAGGAGTCTGTATATCCAATCGCTCAGGATTGAAACCTTCGTTTCTACTGTCCTTGTTAGTGGTGGGTATGTTGGGATGTGGGGCTTGACCTTTGGGGCGACGGCGGTTTCTCAGGCGACTGCTGAAGCTGCAACAGCTAAAGCGCCTCGCCGCGTTGGGCCATTTGGCCTTCACTCCGTTGCTGCTGCCGCCGCCGCACTGACGATTGTTACTCCTACTTCGATTCAGGTTGATTTTGAAACGCCTATCTTCTGCGAACAAGGCAGCTTCATTCAATTGATTCGCAGAAAGCAATCTGGAACTGCGCCAT